AGATGCAAGTAGAAGTGAAGGTGTTGACCCTGCACCAGACGCAGGAGTAATTGCTGAAGTATTAACAAATGGTGCACAAACTATTGAGTTTGGTCCAGCAGTATTAGGTTGGAACAGTGCAAACGACACAACAATCTATGCGGCAGTGAAAAACAAAAGTGGGGGAACTGCAACAATAACATCTACACTAACTCTACTCAAACTGGAGGGTTAACATGTCTTTAAAGAAGCATGTAGAAAAAAAGATCTACATGGTTACACTTAAGAAAGGTGTAGACAGTGTAGCATTTGCCAATGACATGGAAACACCAGGTGGTGCTTTACACATTCCAGATAGATCAGTAGGTGTACACAATCCAAGACCAGAATCAAGAACAACAGAATATTGGCTTACAGAATCAGAAAAGAATTTAGTCAGCAATGACGAAAGAGTATTAGCGGTTGAACTCAACCCTAAAGATGCAAACTTAGATGTCTCAGAAAATTCAATAATTGAACAGACAGGTTTGTTTGCACGTAATTCAACAAACACAGCCACAGACTTGAACTGGGGACTTCTACGTCTTGTAGAAGGATCGAATAGAACCAATTGGGGATATTCTACCACAGAAATTAACGACACAATATCATTTAATGCAACTGGTCGGAATGTAGATTTAGTTATTTGCGATGGTGACGGTATATACACCGGACATCCTGAATACAAACAACCGTCAGGACAAGACACCGATGATGGTTCTGCGGAACGCATCGTGCAATATAATTGGTATCAACACAATCCGGCTATCACAGGCGGGTCGGCGGGGAACTACAGTTATAGCAATCCTGGAAGTTACCACGCTAATCACGTAATGGGTACAGCGGGAGGAAACAGACAAGGATGGGCAAGAGATGCGAATTTATATAATCTTTTCTACTATGCTGGCGCTTCTGGTAATACTAATTTTCCTTACGTGTTCGATTACATTAGACAATTTCACGCGAACAAATCTGTCAACGGAAGTACAGGAATTAAAAATCCAACAGTCGTCAACAACTCATGGGGAATGAGTATATTTGGATATCAATGGAGTTTTGATGCTATTGATGCTGTAACCTTTAGAGGTACAAGATTCACACCAACTGGTACTACCACTTATAATGGTACTTCAGGTGTGTTTACTTCTGACACAAGAATAGGAACTTTTACAGCAGATCCAGAAAACATTTCACAACGTATTACAACTTCAGGAAGTGAAGGAACGGTCGGTGGTGACTTTAATGCCATACCAACAGGCTTTGTAAGAACAGGTGGAGAAATTGAACTCAGTTTAAATGTTTTACCTAATGCAAGTTACACAGCAACTATACAAGGACCTGCAACTATTAACTATAAACACAATGTTAGTTCACAAGGAATTACAGGTATATCAGATATTGATCTTACAGTTACAGTTCAAGATTCAAGCAGTGCTACGGTTCAAACTGAATCAGATAGTGCAACATCAGTTGATGGTGGATTTGCTGAAGTTAATATTATAAGTGGAAATATTAGTTTACCTAACAACGAACAATACAGTATTACTTGGCAATCAACTGTTACAGAAGGTACTGATCCAACATCGGCGGCACTGTTAAGATGTACACTTATAGGTTATCAAGGTGGAAGTCCATCAGCAACGGTTACAAGTCTTGGTACAAATATACCTATTGCTTCTACAACAGGATTGACGGCAAGTGTTACACCTACAACTGGTAATAATGATGACGGATACTGGACACTTACTGTACCGTTCAATGTAACATTTTTAAATCAAAGTTCACCAACTATCTATATGGGTACAAACAGTTATCTTACATTTGGTGGTGGAGCGACAACTTATTCTGGTATCGATGAGAATACTCCTAACTTTCCAAAGGTTATGGTAACAGCAGAAGACTGTAGTTGTCAAAGAATTTTTTATGGTACTTCAGGTACAGTTGGTAGTAGAATTTATAGATTAGTATGGGAAGGTAATGCAAGTACAAGTGGTACATTAGGTTCGCCTACTATAAGATATGAATATAAATTTTACGAAGCAACACCTACACAGATTGATTTAACAGTTGAACAAAATGGTAACAAACAATCAACTGGTTCTTTTTCAACAGCACAACTTAATGGTTGGGGATTTATAGCAGGTCAACGTATTCCTGTAAGAGTTGCGGCACTTGATGCAGATATTGAAGATGCCATAGACGAAGGTGTTATTACAATAGGTGCGGCTGGCAACGGTCAATGGAAACATGATGTGCCGGGTGGTCCTGATTGGGATAACACATTTGAAATGAGCGGCAATACATATTATTATATGCGTGGAACTTCACCTACAGCAAATGATGACAATGTAAACGGAACATACGATATACCTAATATTTGTGTTGGTGCTACTGACACAGGTCTTACATTAGATACTGACAGTGTGAGAAAAGATAGAAAAGTATCATTTAGTGACTGTGGTCCTGGCGTTGATATTTACGCTCCTGGCACATCTATCATGTCAGTTTTGAATACAAGTTATTCAGGTGGTGGAACAACAGATCCGAGAAGCGGTGTGACGCCCAGTTATAAAATTGGAAAGATTTCAGGTACAAGTATGGCAAGTCCACAGGAAGCAGGATTGGTTGCATGTTTAATGGAAACATACCCACACTACAAACAAGAAGATGTTAAAGCATACATAACAAGCAAGTGGGCAGTAGATGGACAACTATATGATGCAGTATCTACAGACAATCCAACAGATACAGATGACTTACAAGGTTCACCTAACAAACACGCAAAGTACAATTTCGAACGTCCTTTGACTGGTACAGTACACCCTAAAAAAGATTATAATTTAAGACCTACAGCAGGTGCATTATATCCAAGGGCAAAACGTACAGTTAGGAAGAGACCACCAGAATAGGATAAATATTAGTATGGCAATACAAACAGTTAATATCGGCGGCGTAGCAAATGACGGAACAGGTGATGATTTACGTGAAGCGTTTGTAAAAGTTAATAATAACTTTACAGAACTTGACAATCGTAATCCTGAACAAACAACTGCATCTAATTTAGGTACAGAAGGACAAGGTGTATTTGCACAAAAGACTGGATTTGATTTACAATTTAAAAAGATCAGAGCAGGCGGAAATGTTACTGTTACATCAGATAGTACAAATGTTACTATTGCAAGTGTTGGCGGTTTACAACAGTTAATTGTTGCTACAGATAGTGGAAACATTACACTTGCTGAAGGTGATACATTTACCATTGCAGGTGGTACTAATGTAACCACAGCACAGAACGGCGCAAGTGGTATTACAATTAATTCTGTTACAGAATTAAGCACAGACGCTACACCAGTTTTAGGTGGTGATTTAGATGCTAATAATAAAACTATTTTAAACGTAAGAGATGCACAAACTACAGTATATGGCATTGACGTAAGAGATATTTACGGATTTAACTTTGGTAACATTACAGGTAGTACATCAAGCATTATTGAATTTTTAGGTACAGCAACTAACGTTGATTTAGGTACAATTGATGATCCAGGGATACAAGAAGACAGTACCATTGCAGATGTTTCAATTGATAACGGTACAATCCTCAACCCGCTATAATCATAGCCACAATATTCCGATAAATACTATTGAATAAGGAATCAAAATGGCAACCATCTGGACTTTAAAAACAGGATCTAATTTAGGTATATTTGCAGAAAATGCGACTATACGTTTTGCTTTACCTGTTAACACAGTATCAAACACTATAAGCACAGTAAAAGTTATTAGTGGATCATTACCAGGCGGACTTAGAATAGATGGATTATACATTGTTGGTACTCCGTTTGAAGTAGAAAGATTAACAGAATCAAAATTTGTACTTAGAGCAACTGATAGTTCAGGTGCTATTGAAGATAGAACATACACAATATTAATTGACGGTGCTGATGAACCTGAATGGATTACAAAAGAAGGACTAATTGCTGTTGATCCTAATAGCAAATATTTTGTTCTTGATAATACTGTTTTAGACTTTCAATTACAAGCCATAGATCCAGACTTACCCGCAGGTGATACACTTGAATATTTTATTGCTGATGACGATGGCGAATTACCTCCGGGAACAAGACTTACAACAGACGGAAGAATTGTTGGATTAGTTGAACCAGTACTTGCATTAGATAAACGTGCAGGCAGTGGTCATTATGATGCAAACGTGTATGGTACATTTCCTTTTGACTTTGGTGAAAGAAGTGCTAATGGTTATGACAGTTTCTTTTATGATACAAGAATTTATGATGACAGGATTCCAACAAGACAACCAAGAAAATTAAATAGATATTACGAGTTTATTGTTAGTGTTAGCGATGGAGATACTATTAAGAAACGTAAGTTTCAAATCTATCTTGTAGGCGACGACTTCTTAAGAGCAGACAATACTAAAATGCAAATTGCAAACGGATTGTTTAGTGCTGACAACACATACTTAAGAACGCCT